CCAGAGTTTGTTGGTAAGATGGTTATTGAATCAATGTGGGCCGTGAGCCAGTGGGCGGGAGACTTTAATCCTTTTCATATACATGAAGGTCAATTATCTGGTGTATGTTATTTACGAGTGCCACCAAGCTTACCAGAAGAATACGCAAGAGAAGATCACTATCCGACAGTGGGTGATATATGTTGGTTTAATGGTCAAGCGGCGACGTTTAGTGGACACAAACATCAAGAGTCACCAAAGGTTGGCGACATCTTTTTGTTTCCTAATTGGTTAGCACACGGTGTTTATCCGTTTAGAACACCAAACGAGGAGAGACGATCAGTATCTTTTAATTTACATTTAATTAAAAAGGACGAACCAGTACCACTAGAAAACTAATGCAACATCATAAAGAAACAAAGTTTGTCATGTATGTTGATGATTTCTTAGGTAAAGAAACTTTAAAATCACTGCAAGACACGTTAACTAACTTAAATTATAAACAGGTTCTTGACCCTGAAGGTCGAGTGTATGGTTTTAGGCACACCTTTCCCAGAAGCTTTCATGATGATCCGTTATTAAAACTTATCAAACAATATTTTTTTCCGCATAGAAACCTTGAGCCTATATCAGTTAGTGCACATTCAAGACAAAATAAAGAAGAACCTTTGTTTCATGTGGATGATGACAAAAAGAATGTCGCAAACTTTCTTTTATTTG